AGCAGCCGGTTCCTGTTCCGGTTGTTCAGGTCGGTCATCAGCCGCTGCGTCACGGCATATATCCACGTCTTTACCGGCCGACGCGGATCATAACTGTCCATATACTTGAAGAAGTTGATCAGGGCTTCCTGATAGTTGTCCTCAACGTCTTCCTGATTGAATGTATATTTGATGCAAATGCTGTAGATCAAATTTTTGTGGGGCAGTACATACTTTCTCAACAGTTCTGCCCGTCTTATGGCCGATTCGTCTTCCAATGACGGAATCACGCTCAACACATCTTTCTTATCCACACTTTCACTGACAGAAAAGGGGTGATACACAATCTCATGTCCTAATCTGTCAACTTCCAGGAGCGTCAATTGAAAATCGGGCGGCCTCAGATGGCCGCCCGGAATCTGTGTCTCATTATCAAATTACAGGCGGTGCTTGCGAATGAAATAGTAAAACAGGTGACAGGCATCCGCAGCATTATCATCGACAGGGACTATTCCGTAGCGGTTCTTGCAGGCCGCAATCATCTCTTCCTTGGTAGTCCGTCCGTTTCCCGTAGCCCACTTCTTGAGAGTCGCCGGGTTGATGAACTCCGGCTCGGGAATATCGGTTTCATCGCATACCTCCAGCAGCACGCCCCGCAGTTCGGCCAGGCGTCTCATATCATAGAAGTGCCTGTTCATGGCCACATCCTCCGCCACGATATACTTGATGCCGTGTTCTTTGATAAATGCCATAAGCGTTTCCCTGAAAGAACCGTGCATCTTGTTGCCGTTGCGCCTTCTGCTTTCGGTGAAGTTCCAGGTACCGGCCCCATGCAGGGAGAAATACCCTGTATGGGCAGCAATGTCAAGAGCCAGCACCTGTTCCCTGACCATTTTATCATTCTCCGATTCTCGATTCGCCATTCTCTTTCGTGATTACAAGTTTATGGGGATAACCCTCGGCCACGTTTCCATGAGACACCACAAGGACGGTCCCGCCCAAGGCGTTGAGGGCTTCGAACATGGCAGCCAGGCCGACTTCGTCTACCGCTTCAAGGATCTCGTCAAGCACCAGCAGATCCAATCCTTTGCCGTCCTCGCAATTGCAGTTCACAAGTTTCTGCATGGCAAGGATGGTCGCCAGGTTGACACGCGCCGCCTCACCGGCCGAGAACTTCCCGAAGGAACCGCAGTCCACGCCGTCACGAAGCAGCGAGATGGAAATCTTCTCCCGTACTTTCCCGCTTTTCAGGACGGTATACCCGTCAAAACGGATACGGATATCACTGCCTATATTTTGCAGGAACTCGTTGGTAATACGGCTCAATGCCTCAACCTTGGAATTGGCAAGGTATGTTTTGAACTGCACGAAACGCTCCTTCTGTACCACCAGTGTGCGAACCTTCTCGTCCAGCGTGAGCTTCTGCCCGGCGACTGCCATGGAGCGCTTCTTCTCCTTTTCCAGACTCTCTTTCAAGGAGTGCAAGAGATCTTCCGGCGAGGTGTTTTCCATTTCACGGATGGTGCTTTGCAGCGTGTCAATCGCACATTCCTCTGCGTGTATCTCTTCCGACGACTTACGGATCTCCCGCTTGATGGCATTCTGCCGCTCGTCAATGAGTCCGAAAACTTCGTCGAAGACTTTCCGGCGTATGCTTTCAATCTCATTCTGCAGTGTCGTGATGTCTACCATCGCCCGCTTGTGGCTGTAATCAGCCTCTTCGACGCTGCGGGTTGCGAGTCGGATCGCCCGCTCGTGCTCGGAAAGCCGCTGTTCCCAGCCGTTGCGCTCGCTTTCCATCATGCGTTTGTCGTTTCCAAGCCGGGCTTGCTGAAGTTCTGCAGCATCGGTCTCTTTCTGCTGATTCTCGATACGGGAGATAACTTCCGACAGATTGCTTTGCCTTAATTTCAGTTCTTTCATTCCGACCTGAATGTCAAATCCGGGTTCTGCTACCAGAAACTCATGCCCGCACCGTGGACACGAAATAGATCCTGCCAGCTTGTTTGACAGTTCGTCAATACCCGCCGAAATAACCTTACGTTTACGACGCAACTGTTCCATACGTTCTGCGAGGTCTCTGAGGTCGGATTCCAGTTTCTGCTGTCTGCGGACAATTTCCCCGGAGCGGGTTTCATACAACTCACAGAACGAGTCATATTCACCCTTGAAACGGTTGTAAGCCACCTCTTTTTCTTCACGCTCCTGTTCGGCCTTGACAAGCGTCGCGTCAAGACTTGCGAGTTGCGCCCGGGCGATCAGTAAATCTTCCTTTCGGCTTTTTACTTTTTCTCTCCAGTCTGTTCTCCGGGCATCCGTGAACATCGGCATCCATTCATCGATGCGGTCCAGACATTCTTCCAGCGAGCTTTCGCCCGATTCCAGTTCCTGTAGAAGTTCATCGACACGCCGTATCTCCTCTGCCTGTTCCGTCGCGGTGGAGACAATGCCGTTCAGCCGGCGAATCTCTTCCCGGCGGGAGGTGATGGAAGACTCCATAGCAGCCAGACGCTCGCGCTTGGAACGCACATGAGCTTCGCTTTCTTCTTCCTGTTTTCGGATTTGTTCGAGAAGCATCTCCACACGACCATCCACTCCGGCCAGTTCAAGGTTTACCTTTTGCCGTTCATCCTCCAATGGAGCAATGTCCTCGTCGATGTGCGCAATAGCCTCATCGACAAGAATCCCGTTCGAAAAACGGTTGATAATCTCCTTCTTCTCTTTATCGGAGGAAGAGAGGAAGTCTTCATAACGATACTTGGATAAAATAAAGTTATTCAGAAGTTCTTCCCGGGTGATGCCCAGTTTATCCAGAATATAACGGTTGTAGGCATCCACGGACGGCTGTACAGCCTCGTTCGTATCCACCTCCTTGCCGTCCCGCCAGAGCGTGCAGGCCACCGTAGAGGAACCCTTACGGGGTATTCGCCTGTGTATGAGGAACGCTTCCTTCATTCCGTCATTTGCCAGATGCAGGGTGATAGTACATTCTTCCGCCGCGTCATTGATAATCTCTTCCGTGCGTATCTTTCGCAACGGGCTTCCCGTGATGCCGATTGCAATACACTCCAGCAGGGCTGATTTTCCTGCGCCGTTCGACTGCTGGGAGTCATTGTCCCGATTGTCGCCGAAAATCAGGGTTGTCACCCCCTGATGAAGTGTATAGTCCAGTTGCCGGAAAGCACACAGATTTTCAGCTTCTATGCTTGATAATCTCCACATGGTCTTTCGATTTTTGATAAATATTCTAATCCAAGTTCTACCTCGTCAATCTGCTTTTCGCGGCAGAACTCCTCATAAGTCTCGCGGATGCGATGGCTGTCGAACTTTTCAAAAAGGGAGGACGAAGCGGCTTCGGGCGAAAGTTCCTCGTCCGGAACAAGTTCCACCCGCGTGGCGCCCGCTTCCAGCAGAGCCGCTTTATCCACCGTCTTCATGGCTGCCTGAGGAGCATGAACGCGCACCTTCACCCTGTAACGTCCGTCAGCTTCTATTTCCCGAAGTTCGTCCATCAGGTGCAGCCCTGCGCGTTCGGCCGTAACATCCATTACCCGGTAACGGATATTGGTCCTGTTCTTGATGAACTCGTGCGAACCGTCAGAATAAATGAGCGTATAGCCCTTTTCCTCGTCTTCGCCGAAATTGTGTTGACGTGAAGAACCAATATACTCGATACACGTTCTGGGAATGATAGTCCGGTTATGGTAATGTCCCACGAATACCTTGTCAAACCCCGCGAAGATTCCCGTAGGCAGTTCCTTTTCCGAAGGCTGAGAAAGCGCACCATTGATACCCTCATGGATATAAAGGAAATTAAGGCGCCGAGGGTCGAGTGCTGTTTCCTTGAGCCGATCCAATCTGGTGGTGAAGGAACCGTCCTCGGGAAAGTAGCCCATCATGTGCAGCACGAACCGACAATCCTTGCCCACAGGCAACGACACGAACTCATCGCACACCAGCACGTTGGGATGCTGGTCGAATACATGACAATATCCCCGTTCCGCTTCCTGGTTCACCTTGTCATGATTCCCTTCGGCAAGTGTTATGTGAATGCCGTGTTCAGCAGCAGTAAGCAAGGCGTCGTGTACAGCCAGCAGGACATCAAGAGTCTGCGCGGCCCTGGAAAAGAAAAGGTCGCCTCCGATGGCAATCTCATTGACCCCCATCTTCCTGCAAACGTCTAAGGCCTCCTGCCAGTTGGCCTTGAATGCAGGAATGTTGTCTTTGGAAACATGTATGTCATTCAGCAATAAAAGGCAGGGATAACGGTCTTGCATAAGCGTACTGGATTAGGACGGGAGGTATCTATCCTCCCGTCGGTGAATAAATCAGGTTACTTATGAAAGGTTATCTGCGCCTTCTGGGACGCACGGTTCTTTCCTCTTCGCGGACTCTCTCGGAAAACTCCTCTTCCTCGGGCTCTTCCTTTTCTGCCGGCTGGGGAGACGGTCCCTCCATTTCCTGTTCTATCAGTTCGAGCAACTCACGGTTGGTGGTAGAACGGGTAACGCGTACCGACAGTCCTTCCTGTTCGATGTAGGCGCGAATCATGGCACGAAGTTCCTGCCCCTCCTCGGTCTTGTCACCCAAAGACTGATCCTGGAGTTGTTCGTAACGGTCAAACAGATCGTCAAGGGCGAGGGCCGAACCTCCGTTCTGTTCGTTGTCCTTATTGTCTTTTGAGCGACGGTCGAAGGAGAACGCTGAAGTGTCTTCCTTGGGCAGTTCGTCGGACAACGTCTGCACGGTCTGTTTCATCTCGTCCGTATCCATGAGATTCATGCCATAAAGCGCATCACACTGTTTGAGGAATTCTACGGTTGCCCCGAGGTGATAGCGTGTATATCGGTAAATGATTTCCGGGATGCGGGGAGATGCCATCAGAGCCGAGAGTTCTTCGCGGGTAAGCGGAACCGTATCGGACTCGTTGTCAATGGAGATGATGTATTCTGTCTTCGCCCCGTTCTTGCGCTTCTCGATCTCCACGGGATAGGCGTCATACACGGACGAAATGGGACAAGGATAGCTGGGGTTCTTGGAAAGTTTCTTGTTCCACAGTTTGAATTTGCGCTCGTCCAGGTCCTTGAACTGGGCATGGGAAAGCGTCAGCATCTGTATGCCTTTGGCACGTTCGTCAAGATTGAAAATATACAGACAATGTCCATAGCTGTACTTGAGACCTCCACCAAAGGAGCCTCCGTCTATTTTCTCTGCCAGTTTCTCGTCCCCTGCGTC